GCTCGAGTTCTACCTGCTGTGCTCCGACACTGAGGGCACCACCCACATCCTGCACACCGCCCACCAGCGCAAGACCGCAAAGCGTGCCTTCGACCGCATGGTGAAGGCCCTCACGGCGCCCGGCAGGGGGCGGAAGGCGATTCGCGACCTCGTCGAGAAGATACGGTACACCAACGGCGAGGAGGCCATCTACCTCAAGGGTGGCGCGTCCATCGAGTACATGAGCCGCTCGAGGGGCGCCGCGCGAGGCTACGAGGGCATTACGCTCGTGGTCTTCGACGAGGCCCAGGAGCTCACCGACGAGCAGCTCGAGGCCCTGATGCCGACGCTGGCCGCAAGCCCGACCGGCGAGCGGCAGATCATCTACACCGGGACGCCGCCTGGGCCGACATGCCCCGGCACCGTGTTCCGCCGCAGGCGCGACGCGGCCGCCTCTGGCTCGGCGCCGCGCACGTCGTGGCACGAGTGGAGCGTCGCGGAGCTGCCAGCGAGGGATTCGACCTTTGCCGACGTCGTGGACGCCGTCTTCGCGACGAACCCGTCGATGGAGCTCGACCGCCCGTCGAGCCTGTCGCTCGACTTCACCGAGGCCGAGTTCTCGGACATGGGCGTCGACGGCTTCGCCCGCGAGCGCCTGGGATGGTGGGCGCCCGTGGCCGAGAGGGCTGCCGCCATTCCGAAGGACAAGTGGGACGCGCTGGCGGTGGCCGGCGCGTCGAGAAACAAGAGGCGCGTGCTCGCCCTGGGCGTCAAGTTCAGCCCCGACGGGGACTGGGCGGCCGTATCGGTGGGCGTCCGCGCGCCAAAGAGGAAGCTCCACGTGGAGCTCGTGCGCTTCGACCGCATCGACGAGACCGGCGTCGAGCCGCTCGCGCGCTGGATCCACCAGCGCCGTGACAGGCTCGCCATGGTCATGGTCGATGGCCGCTCGAACGCCGACGCGCTCTGCGAGCGCCTGGGGGCGCTCGGGTACCCGAGGCGAGGCTATGCCCGCGCCTCCACGCGCGACGTCGCTGCCGCCTCGTCGATGCTCGTAGACCTCGTCCGCGAGGGGGGCGTCACGCACAAGGCGGGCGGGCAGGACGCGCTCGACCAGTCGGTCGCCACCAGTCCGAAGCGCTACATCGGGAGCACGGGTGCCTTCGGCTTCGGCGGCGAGTGCCCCGAGCCGGTCGAGAGCGCCGCGCTGGCCGCCATGGCCGCCCAGACCACCAGGAGGAGACCCGGGAGGAGGTCGACCATCCTTTGAGGACCCAGAGTTACGACCTCGCGATGGCGAGGGCGAGGGCGCTGCCGGCGCCCGAGGGGCTGCCCGAGGCGTACGCGGAGGACCTGCGCGACCTGTTCGGCGTGTGGGGCACCAAGCTCGCCCGCAACGTCATGCGCAGCCGCTACTACCAGGGCCACAACATCCTGCAGGACCTCGGCATCTCCATCCCGCCGCAGCTGACGGGCGTCGAGACCGTGGTGGGCTGGCCCGCCAAGGCGGTCGACTCGCTGGCGGCGCGCAGCCGCTTCGAGGGCTTCAGCGCCCCGGAGGGCGTGAGGGCGAGGCTGGACGCCATCTGCGAGCGCAACGGGCTCGTGTGGCTGTGGCCGCAGCTCGTCACCAGCGAGCTCATCCACTCGTGCGCCTTCGTCACCGTCACGCGCGGCGAGGACGGCGCGGAGGTGCGCCTGCACAGCGCCGTGACCGCGGCCGCCCTGTGGGACTACTCCAGGCGCCGCGTGCGCTGCGGCGTGACGCTCGCGGAGGTGGACCGCGACGGCCTGCCGCAGGCGTACAACCTCTTCGAGCCCGACTGCGTGGTCAGGATCTGGCGCGATGGCCACGGCAGGTGGTCCTTCAGCGTCATGCCGCACCCGATGGGTCGACCCCTCATGGAGGCATTCGTCTACCGGCCCAACCTGGACCGTCCCTTCGGGGTCTCCAAGATTAGCCGCGAGATCATGACGCTCACCGACAGCGCAGTGCGCACGGCGCTGCGCTCCGAGATCTCCGCGGAGTTCTTCACGAGCCCGCAGCGCGTGATGCTCGGCGCCCCGGACGACATGTTCTCCGACTCGCCCACGATCGGCTCGCAGCCGGGTGACGGCGAGGACGACGACATCGTTTCGGGCGACCTGGACGCCGAGGCGGAGGACGGCGATGACGCGGCCCCGGCGGGCGTCACCCACTGGGAGGCGTACACCGGCTCCATCCTCGCGGTCAGCCGCGACGAGAACGGCGAGATACCGAGCTACTTCCAGCTGCCGCAGGGCTCCATGCAGCCGCACATCGACTACATGCGGAGCCTCGGGGCGAGGATGGCCAGCGCCGCGAACGTGCCCGTCTCCGCGCTGGGCATCATCCACGACCAGCCGGCGAGCGCCGAGGCCATGCACGCCGCCGAGCAGGACCTCGTCATCGACTGCGAGGCCCTGAACGAGGGCGCCAAGCGCTCGCTGCGCAACGTCGCGATGATGGCGCTCGCCATCGAGGGCAACAAGCCGCTCTCCGCCCTCACCGACGAGGAGCGCTCCATCCGGGCGCGCTTCCACAGCCCGCAGAGGCCCTCGGAGGCCGCCGAGACCGACGCCATGGTCAAGCAGGCGTCCGTCAACGAGGAGCTGCCCAAGACCAGGCTCTACTGGGAGAAGCTGGGCTACCCGCCCGAGGAGGTCGACGAGATCATGGCAGCGACCGAGAGGCATGCCACGCAGGAGATGATCGCGGCGCTCGCGTCGCCGGGACAAGGTCAGGCTGGGGGTTAGCGGATGGTCGACTGGGAGGCGTTCTGGGAGTACGACCGCCTCCAGGCGCTCACGGCGCAGGCGGCGCGCACCGCCGCGAACACGCTCGTGGCGAGGCTCGCAGGCATGAGCGAGGAGCAGCTGGCTGTCATGCACGAGGCGATGGAGGCCGGAGGAGGCTTCGGCCTGGGTAGCCCGTCGATTCCGAGACCGATCGCCGACGTCGCCGGGAGCATGCCTGACGACCTGCTGGAAGAGGCTCTCAAGAGAATCCTGCCCGAACTCGTCGACCGCTACGGCGGCGAGGCGGCCAGGCAGGCCATCGACTTCTACCGCAAGCAAAGAAGGTTCCACGGGATAGATGACGGGTACGTCCCGGACTACACCGCAGACATTCCGCAGGAGTTCGTGACCTCGGATGTGGGTGAGGCCCTGGCGACGAGCCGCGACGACCCTGCGGCGCTCGCCAGAAACCTCGGGGCGCGTGTCGGGAAGACTGTCGCACAGGCGGGCGAGCGAACGATGATAACGAACGCCAAGCGCGATCCTGCCCACCCGAGATGGGCGTTCGTCCCCCGGATTGGTGCATGTCCCTGGTGCATGATGGTCGGTTCGAACGGCTGGCACTACCACAGCGAGGAGACGGCGAAGGCGCAGAGGCACACGAACTGCTTCTGCCCTGTCGTGGTCGACTTCGACACGAAGAACCCGGCGCTGAGGGGCTACGACCCGGATGGCATGCGAGCGAGGCTCAAGGCATGCGGCAAAACCTGCGGTTCCGACGCATGGGAGGACGTGCTGAAGGAGGCAAACCTCTACGACCGAGAGTACCTTCGCACCGGAACTATTCCTAAGGTCAGCTACGACTCTGATGACACGGAGGAAAAGAAGGCGAGAGACCCGCAACACCCGAGCGAGGTTCGGACCGCGCGAATCCTCGCACAATATGGGTTCAAGGTCACGTTTCATGAGGATGAGATACAAGTCGATGGGGGTAGGTTTACTCGAGGCAGGGCAGATCTTGCATCTGGCGTTGAAATTAAGACTCTTGATGGGGCGAGTACGCAAAGCACCTTCGACGCTCGTGTCAGAAACACAAAAGGCAAGCAGGGCGTTACAAGACTTGTTGTCGACGTGAGCAAGAACAAAAACGTCAGTGACGAAGAGGCCATTAGTCTTCTCGCAGACGCTCTTCGCAGGAAGCATTATCCCGAGGCGATTCTGATTAATCATGCGGGCGAGCTCGTCAGGGTACTCCCAAGACAGAGCGAAGAGAAATAAGGCGCTGACACGGTCCTCACGAAGTGACCACACCAACGCCAAAACAAGTATACCCCAAACCACTCCAACTTACAACGGGAACCCGCCCCGCATGGGGCACTCCATACCGCGCCGCACGGCGCAGACCACCCATGGGCCGCACGGCCCGAAACGACGCCCGCACGGGCAGCGAGGAGGACAGCATGGCAGACGAGAGCACCGAGCCCACGCAGGTCGACGCACCACAGGCGGAGCCAGACTACAAGGCGCTCTACGAGGCCGAGGCAGCGGCCCACGCCAAGGCCAAGGAGGAGGCGCGCAAGTGGGAGGGCCGCTCGAAGGCCAACCACGACCGCGTGGCGGAGCTGGAGCCGGAGGCGGCCAAGGTCGCCGACCTCACCAGCCGGGCCGAGGCGGCCGAGGCCGAGCTCGAGCGGCTGCGCCACGAGCGCGACGTCGCCGCGTGGAAGGACAGGGTCGCCGCGGAGACCGGCGTGCCCGCCGCGGCGCTCAGGGGGGACACCGAGGAGGACCTCAGGGCGCACGCCCAGGCCATCCGGGCGGCCATCCCCGTCTACCCGCAGGTCCCCGACTCCGGGGCGCAGGGGGCCAAGCCCCTCACCAAGGAGTCAATCCTGGCCGTCGAGGACCCCGCAGAGCGCGAGGCCCTGATTGCCGCAAACATCGACATCTTCTAACCACCAGGAGGCAGACATGGCAGCAGACGCCAACCTCATCAAGGACACCGACGTCGCCGCGAAGGTCCGCGACGTCGAGTTCATCCGCGCGTTCGAGGACGACGTGCGCACGCTCACCAAGATTCTCGGCGCGTTCAAGCCCATCAAGCGCCAGCCCGGCACGGCGCTGAAGTACTACACTACCTCGGGCACCCTGCAGACCGGCAAGAGCATCGGCGAGGGCGAGGACATCCCGCTCTCCAAGTACTCCCGTTCCGGCCAGCGCATCGCGTCGCTCGACTGGTACAAGTGGGCCAAGGCTACCAGCTTCGAGGCCATCTCCAAGGACGGCTACGCCGAGGCCGTGCGCGAGACCGACAACCAGTTCATCAAGGACATCCAGAAGATCATCCGCGGCGACCTCGTCGATTTCCTCCAGACCGGCACCGGCAGCGCGACCGCCGGCGCGACCCTGCAGAAGGCCCTCGCCAACATCTGGGGCCAGATGCAGGTCGACTTCGAGGACACCGACGCCGACCCCATCCACTTCATGAGCCCGCTCATGGTGGCCGACTACCTCGGCAACGCGACCATCACCACCCAGACTGCGTTCGGCATGACGTACATCGAGAAGTTCCTGGGCATGTACGACACGCTGCTCGTCTCCGACATCCCCGTCGGCACGATCATCACCACGCCGCGCGAGAACCTGCACCTGTACTACGCGGACCCATCCGAGGTCGACGGCTTCGACTTCTATACCGGCGACGAGACCGGTTACATCGGCGTCCACCACGAGCCGGCGTACAAGAACCTGACCTCCACCACCACGGCGGTCACCGCGCTCAGGCCCTTCTGCGACTACCTCGACAAGATCTACGTCACCAGCGTAAACCCTTCGTAGGACCCACCGTCACGGCCAAGGCGGGCGGGTCCTCCATCTTCGGCCACAGAGTGAGCACGCTCCAGACCGGCCTCACGATCGCCGACGGCGCGGTCACGGGCACGCTCAAGCACGTCACCTCCGGCAGCCTCCCCGACGTGTGGGGTGCCGGAAACTTCATGGCGCTCGCGTTCACGCCGGCGCAGGCCGACGAGGGCGTCGCGAAGTACAAGGTCGGCTTGACCCCGTCCGAGGACTCCGGGCTCGTCGAGCTCGACTCCGACATGGACGGCGCGTTCAAGGTCACCGACAAGGACACCCAGAAGCTGACCGTGGTTACGGTGGGCGAGGACGGCCACCAGACCAGGCAGTACTACGACCTCTCCGGCCTCACCTGCGAGACGTCCTAGCGGAAGCCCAAGGGGGAGGCCGAGCGCCTTCCCCGAGACGAAAGGAGTGGGATGGAGCCGTTCGCGACCTTCGAGCAGCTGAACGCGAGACGCCCGGTGCCGCTCGCGGAGGCTGACAGGGGCCGTGCGACCGCCCTGCTGGGCGACGCCACGACGATGCTTGCCAGCGAGATGGCCCGAGCGGGCGTGAGGTGGGAGGGCCGCACCGACGAGCCCTTCGCCTCGGCGCTCGTCACGGTGGCCTGCGCCATGGTGAACCGCGCCATGGACCGGCTGGTCCTGCCCGAGGGGCTCACGCAGGTGAGCAAGACCGTGGGGCCGTACAACGTCAACGTGAGCGCGAGGGACGGCGGCCTGTTCGTCGCCGCCAAGGAGCGGCGCATGCTCGGCATCGGTCGGGCGCGCCTCGGCTCCTGCCGGCCGCGCATAGGGTACGGGGGCAGCGATGCTCGATGAGCTGTTCTGCCCGCAGGAGGTCACCGTCTGGCACCCGGTGGCCCCGGAGGGCCGCGACGCCCACGGCAACCGCAGGCCCCCCGCGTACCCGGAGGAGGCGTCGGAGCTGGTCTCGGGCGTGGTGGTCGCCCCGGGTGACACCACGGACATGGCCCTCGAGGGCCATCCGGACGGCGTCGAGGTCGCCCTCACGCTCTACTTCCCGGCAGAGTACCGCACCACGGTGAGGGGCTGCCGCGTCACCTGCGGTGGCGAGCTCTACGACGTCGTGGGGGACCCGCGCCCGTACCCTGCGGGGCTGGTGCCCGACGCGAACGACCTCGTGGTGAGGGTGAGCCGCCATGCCGGATAGCTTCAGGCAAAACCGCAAGGGAATCCTCGAGGTGGCCAAGGGGGCGCCGATGCAGGCGCTGCTGCTGCGCAGCGCGTCGGCCATCGCCGCCTCCGCGACCGCCATGAACGGGGAGCCCCACACGGCCGACGTGCGCGTCGGCAAGAGG